CAGCGAAATGCAACCCGATAACCGAAGCCGCTAAACAATTTGGCTACACTCGGCCCGGAATAGCCAGACTTATGAATGGTAAAGTTGACCGTTGGAAGCCACAACATTTCATTATTTATGATTTTCTTAAAAATTATTTGTCTGTAAATCAACAAGTTATATAATTAGTTCAAAATAAAATTAGGAGGTAATGAAATTAAGTGTACATTTGTCCTATCAAATAATAACAACAACTAAAAACAAAACTAACATGACAACAGAAACAGAATTTGATTACATGAGTTTATATACTATGGCTACTTTTGTTGAAGAAAAAACAGAAGTTGAAACAATCATTAATGCAGAAGAAAAAAAGCCAAAAAAGGAATGCAGAAGATGTTCAGGATACGGCAGAATTGATGCATACACACATATTAAAGGTGGTGTTTGTTTTTCATGCAATGGATCAGGAAAAAAATAAAATCAAAGGGGGCTAAACACCCCCATTTACAAACCCAATAAAAACAAACTAACAATGAAATCAATTCACATCACAAAAACAATTACCACAGTTACAACGTGGTTTAACGATGAGCAAAAACAAAAGATTGAACACGAAAGTGATAGCCAACACTTTTATTTTTGGGAGGATGGCAGAATAGCGGCATCATTTGAGCAAAAGGATGCAGCCGACATATTAAAGAAATGCGATGCACTTATTTCGGCAGGTTTCAATGAAATGGATTTAGCAGGTCAAGACTTCATCCCTAACAATGCTTTTCTCTCAATAGTGCTTTCACAATTCCTTCACGTTCCAAAAATCGACACAATACATAATAATAGTAATCATAATTAATACAATAAATCAAATGACAATTAAAGGCACAATTAAGCGCATAGGCGCAACAGTATCAGTAAGTGATGGAAAGTTCTCAAAGAGGGAATTAATCCTAACCACAACAGACCAGTATCCACAAATCGTATCAGTTGAACTACAACAAAAAGCCTGCTCACTTGCAGATTCATTAAAAGTAGGTCAAGACATTGAGGCTTACATCAACATTCGTGGCAGAGAGTGGACAAGTCCACAAGGCGAAGTAAAAGTATTTAACACAATAGTGTGCTGGAAAGTGGATGCTAATCCGTTTACGCAAACTGAAGACCCGCAAGCAAGCTATGCAAAGCCTGTTGAAGATGATGGATTGCCATTTTAATTTTAACCCTAATACATAACTAACAATGAACACACAAAAAACACATTTCAAACAACTCCGAAATACCAACTACATCGGTGGTTGGGATTTAACCGATGCCGATAAAACAGTTACAATAACCAAAGTTGACAAGGAAAAAGTCCACGATGGTAAAGGTGGCGAATCCGAATGCTGTATTGTGCATTTTGCCGAATGCAAACCAATGGTGGCTAACGCTACTAACCTTAAGCGAATTTCAAAACTTTTGGGCAGTCCATTTATTGAGGATTGGGCTAACAAACAAATAGTGCTTACAACTGAAAAAGTTCGCGCATTTGGTGAGATGCACGATGCGGTTAGGGTATCGACCAAGCCAGTTACTAAACCGACATTGACCGGTGAAGCAATCGAAAAGGCCAAAGCAGCCATCGCAGCGGGATCGGTTACGATTGAAGCAATAAAGAAAAAATATAATGTTACTAACGAGGTGGAAAAACTATTGACAAATGGATAAGATATTCAGAATACATTGCTCTCAAATCGGTAAGATAATGAGCAACGCAAAAACTAAAGGAGAATTGTCAGCAACCTGCAAAACATTCTTGATGGAGTGGTATGCAAATGACCGCGAACAAATACATTCCAAGTACATTATGAAAGGTAACTTAGTTGAGATTGACCTTATCGACTTTATGGCCGAGCAAATCGGACTTGGTATGGCTCAAAAGAATGAAGTAACCGTTCACAACGAATGGATGGTTGGAACGTGCGATGTTATAACGAATCACTTAATTGTTGATGTTAAGGCAGCGTGGTCTCGTAAAACATTGCAACAACAAGCTATTGAGGGAATGAATAGCGATTACGAATGGCAAGGTCGCGGTTACATGGCACTTTATGAAAGACCTACGTTTATCGTGTTTCATGGCCTTATGAACACACCAGAGGAGGCGAATTACGAAGGAGAAGTTGTGTATGATGACTTACCGGATAACGAAAGATGGGTGGCTTATCAGGTGCAACGCGATGTAACTATTGAGCAGTTAATTATTCAGCGCGTCATTCAATGTCGCGAATGGTTGGAGGAATATGATAAAAAAATGCTTGCGACTTTGGGAAAGATTCATTAAGTTTGCATTGTTGTTTCGGTTCGACACTAAAGAAACATAAACTTATTGGCCTATTTAATGGAGTGTAGAAGTCGAACCCTACACGAAATTAGATAGGCTTTTTTAATTATTATAACTATGAAATTCCCATTTGGAAAATTTAAAGGCACTTACATTGATGACATTGAAACAAGTTACCTTATTTATGCACTTGAAAATTTTGATATAAATGAAGATTTGTCTGGTGCAATAAAATGTGAAATCGCATCAAGGTTTAATATAAATCCACCAACAGTTAAAAATGTAAATTTTAAAACAATTTATTTAACTATGGCTAAAAGGTTTCATCCTGATAAGGGAGGAAGTAATGAAGCAATGCAAGCTATAAACGAATTTTATTATTTGTTATGCAACCAATAACATTCAACTATTACGAAGCCGACATCAAACGTAGCACTCCACTTGGTAGTGTTACGCTTGAATATCTTATAAACGCTATTAGAACACCTAAAAAAGATATCCGCAATGTATTTGAGGAGATAAGGATTGCAGAGGAAAATAAAGACATGGCTAAAAAACAAGCATTAAAGTCAAAACTATACTCGTTTACTCCATGTGTTTATGTTAACGGGCCGCGTAAGTATTCCAACATTCAACATTGGACTGGCTTACTTGTTTTAGACTTTGACCATTTAGCATCCGATGTGGCAGTTGAATTTAAAGAATATTTATTCAATGAATATAAATACATCATAACCGCGTGGCTATCGGCTTCAAGGCATGGTGTTCGCGCACTGGTTAAGATTCCGATTTGCACTTCGGTAGATGAATTCAAACAATACTATGCAGGAATTGAGCGACACCTTAACTGTTATAATGGGTTTGATACAGCACCAAAGAACTGCATACTACCAATGTTTATTAGTTACGATGCCGACATTCTACACAGAAACGATGCTCAAACTTGGTCAACAAAACATATTGAAATCGTTAGGCCTGCAGTAAAACAATATATTATTGATGACAAAACTTCTGTTATAGAAAAGATTATTTCAAAGCGTATTAATACCATAACCGATACTGGGCATATTATTTTACGTGCTACGAGTTACTTGCTCGGAGGTTATGTTGGCGCAAATTATATTGATTATAATGATGCCATTTCTTTAATCAATAACTTAATTGATTCGCAAAGCTACCTTTCTAAAAAGCCTGATGTGTATAAACAAACCGCAAAACAAATGGTGGATAAGGGTTTAAATTTTCCTACTTATTTATCTAAATAAATTTAGGAATTAAAAATATTTAATTATATTTGCACCGCTTACTCACTTATGAAAATATTTAAAAATCCTATCATTCACATTGCCAATTGTTGCGACCGCAACGAGTGGGTAAGCCTTTGTGTTTGATAGGTATTTTTTATTATGGAAAACCCAAAAACAAAAAAAGAAAGATTTGATTACTTTGCAGGATTAGCAATGCAAAGTTTTATTTCAAAAATGGAAGAAAGTTATAAAGATTTTGAAGAACTTGACATAGAAATTATATGTTTTGCTGCAAGAGAATTTGCTCAAGAAATGATAAAACAAATTGACGAAAATGAACAAATTTAAGAAACCCGAAAAGAATTCAATCTACAATCCAATAGATTGGTTTAACGAATTTGGAACGATGCAACAAATATTTGAGGGCGATAAAAAATGTATTTCGTTTTCAGAAACTGAAGCAACATATCCAGTTAGTGATGCAAGTGATTTGTCTAAAAGTCCTAATTTTATTTTAAATAAAAACGGAAAGATTGACATTAAGAAGTCAAACCCATTTGATTTAGCAACTGGACAAAGCTTCAGTAAATTTATTTTACTTACAACAGTAAAATTTAAAGGCGATTACTTTCAAGCAATGAGTCACGTTTCTTACAATATAATGCAAAACGAAATACCTTACATTCGCGTTGGCTCCGATTATTTTAAAGTAATTAAAAAAGATGACCGCTATTCAGGAACTAATGTTATTTTAAAGTCTTGGAAAAAAGATGAAATAAAAGAAGATCATACGAAAAATATACTTTGCAAAATTTATAAGTTTGATGACTTCACAATTATTCCTAATAATGTGACTTTTATTCCATCTAAAAACAACTGCTATAATTTGTATGCCAAATTCCCACATACAAAATTTAGTGATACTGTTTACACCAATGACATTAGTGTTACACTTGGTTTGTTAAGTCACATATTTGGTGAGCAGTTAGAATTAGGTTTGAAGTACATGAAGTTACTTTATGAGTATCCTTGTCAAATATTGCCAGTGCTTTCGTTAGTTTCAACTGAAAGAGAAACAGGTAAGACTACTTTTTTAAATTATATTCAGATGTTATTTGGCGAAAATTCAACACTTATCAATCCAAGTGACTTAATGAGTAGCTTTAACGATGCTTATGCCACAAAGAATATAATTATGATTGATGAAACCGTAATTGAAAAGCAACACGTTGTTGAAAAACTTAAATCGTTGGCAACTGCAAAAACTATTTCAGTATCGCAAAAGTTTGTGCAACATTACAGCGTTCCATTCTTTGGTAAAATTATCGTTTGCACAAATAAGGAAACCGATTTTATGCGAATTGATGACGAAGAAATTCGCTTTTGGATTAGGAAAATAAACCCAATCGTTGGCAAAAAAAATACAAACATTGAAAATGATTTGTTTAACGAGATACCTAAATTCCTAAAATATTTAGAACAACTGCCTGATATTGACTTTTCAAATTCGCGCATGGTATTCACGCAGGAAGAAATACAAACTGATTCGCTGGAGCTTATCAAAAAAGAAAGTAAAAACGGATTGAGAAAAGAACTTGAAATATACATTGATGACTTTTTTAACAATAACGATGTAAATGAGTTTGAAGCAACTGCAAAAGATATTAAAGAAAGGTGGTTTGACAAAGAAAGAGAAAAGATGTCTTACATCCTTAAAGTGCTTAAAAATGAAATGAAAATGACACCACAACCGAATAAGTATTATTTTCCATTTAATAGCAATAATTACCTTGAAAAAAAGAAAGGCACTCCGTTTCTATTTGTGAGGGAAAATACTCAAACCGTTCAAAATGAATCTTATAGCGATTATGAAAACAGACAACCATATTAATAGTAATGTTTTTTCTAAAAGTCTTTTCTATATTAAACTATTGATTACTAATTATTTAGAAAAAAATAGAAATAGAAAAGGTATTTGGCAAACTACTACAAAAAATATTATCAATAATAATAATAGGAATAGTTTTAGCCATTTACCTCTTTCTTTTTTCTATATATATATAAAATATAGTAGTAGTAAGGGTTATAGCTTAGAAAAGACTTAGAAAAGTTATTAGAAAAGACTTAGAAAAAAATTACGTTTTCTATAAATTATAAATTAACAATATGAAAATTTACACAATCCCCGAATTCGAACTATATTACCACAACCAATACAAACGGTCAAACATGGCTCAGGCGTTTTGGAACACATTACCGATTGAGCGATTTAACCTCAACAAAAAGAAAGTAGTTAAGAAGCGCAAAGCGGAGCTCACGACAAACCATTTAGACTTGCCAGTAAACAATGTTATCCAACCGAAAGAAACCAAAGATGCTTTTAATACTAATAAGTTTACTGACCTTATTATTGCCTACCTTAAATCAGTACACAGTTGCAATAGTGCAAGGCGCATCAGTAGTGAGGGCAGATATCGAAAAGGTATTGGTTACATTGCAGGATTGAACAAAGGCATGGAGGATATCCAGTGCATATTGAAAGGCCGATTGTTTGCGATTGAGGTTAAATCCGAAAGTGACCGAATGGGAGAAGCACAATTAAAACGTAAAGCATCAATAGAAGCCGATGGAGGTCATTACATTATTGCTACATCGTTTGAGCAGTTGCAAACGGAATTATTGAGCATATTAAAATAATACTTATCTTTGTGGTATGAAAGCCGATGACAAAACGACCAAAAAACGACCTCAAAAACTATTTAAAGGCGATGAGGGTGTTAAGTTTAGCAAAGACAATCAACCACCGCCTGAAAACAAAAGCAAAGGATGGGAGGCAAGGCGCGCGGAAAGGTTATTGACTCAAAAGATTATTGAAAAGTTAACGGGCGCCAATAATTTAGAGGACTATGTCGATAGCCTTTTTAACAACGCAAAGATGGGCAATGCTAAAGCCATTGACACATTGAATAACGGAATAGAGGAGCAAATAACCAAAACCGAAACAACTATCACCGACAACCGCCCACCATCAACGGTTACGATGCCTGATGGAACTAAGATTGAAATTTAATGAATGTTGATTTACAAGCCAACCCAAAGCAATACGATTTCTACATTCAAGCGATGGCAGCGGCACAAGGCGCAACAGAGAAGCGCAACTTGCTTTATGGTGGCGCTATTCGTGGTGGCAAGTCATTCATCTGCGCCACGATCTGTTTGCGTTTGGCATCAATGTATCCAGGCAGCAAGTGGCATGTTATTCGTTCCGACTTTCCTAAGTTAGTTAAGACAATCATACCGACATTTGAAAAAATTATCGATGGCTCACCACACTTTAGATGGTCACGCGATAAGTCAAACTACTTCTTAGAGAATACTAAGACCAAATCAAAAATATTTTTTATGGCTGAGAACATAAGCCATGACCCCGAGTTGAATGCATTTCTTGGACTTGAAACGAATGGAGTTTACTTTGAGCAAATTGAGGAACTGAGTAAGAAACTTTGGAATATCGGCAGCTCACGCGTTGGCTCATGGTACATTGATAAGATGCCAACACCTTTGATATTAGCAACCTTTAACCCAACTCAAACGTGGATTAAAGATGAAATACATATCCCGTATTTAAAAGGCGAATTAGGCCCCGAGTTTTACTATCAGTTAGCTTTGCCCGATGACAATGCTTTTGTAACTGAAGAGCAGCGAAAGGTTTGGTCACGTATGGATGAGCGTTATAAGCGGCAGTTTATTGGTGGCGATTGGACAAACTTTGACATGGATGGTAACCGATGGGCCTATGCTTACGATTCGACTAAACACCTCAAGCCCGTTGAACTTAATAAACAACTGCCCATTATACTTAGCTTTGACTTTAACCGTAACCCGATTTGTTGCTCAGTACTTCAAGTTATGCCGCCATCAACCATAAGAGTTAAGGAAACGATTAAACTTGCCAACAGTGACATATATCAACTATGCGATGTTATTAAGTCTAAGTATGGCAATGCACTATACCAAGTAACTGGCGATGCAAGTGGCAAGTCATCGAGTGCATTGGTTCAGGATAACCTCAACTATTATGTTGTGATAAGGCAGAAGTTTAACCTCAGCAACAATCAGATGTTAGTTCCAAGCGTTAACCCATCGTTAGAAGACAACCGAATGTTAGTAAACTCATTGTTGGCGCGAGGCAATGTAGAACTTGACCCTCAGTTTACTAAGGGCTTGCAATTCGATTTAGAAAACGTGGCGGTGTTGCCCGATGGGACAATAAAGAAAACAGACCGTAACGATCCGACACAACAAGCGGATGCATTAGACACATTTCGTTATGCATGTAACACTTATTTAAAAAATTTCATATATTTGTCAAATGTTTAGCGTAATAATACCAACCATGTGGAAATCTCCACGCATCACACAACTGTTAACCGATTTGTGCGAATGCGAATTGGTGGGTGAGGTAATCATTATTGATAATGCACCAGGAGAAGAAGCGGAATGGCGTTTTCACGAAAAAATATCAATGAGTTTTATGCCACGCAACATTTACGTAAACCCTGCGTGGAATTACGGAGTTGAACGTTCCCAATTTGAGAACATATTAATTTGCAACGATGACATAAACTTTGATCCTGCATTCCTATCGATTTACGATGATTCATTGCAACACGTTGGCGTTATTGGCATGGACTTTACTAACTACCAACTACCGAAAGACCACAACATCCACCTCAAACCGATGAAAACGCGACCTTATGGATGGGGCTGTTTGATGTTGATACACAAATCAAAGTACACACCGATACCCGAAGACCTATTGATTGCAAACGGTGACGATTGGTTAGCACAACACGCCACACCATTTGTTTTGCATGGATTAGCGGTGCAATCCGAAATCAGCACAACATCGAGAATGGAGGAGTTTGGAATGATTCAACACACCGATAACGAAACTTATAAACTAAAATATGGCACACAGAGAACAAGCTGAATGGTGCAAATTAGTCAAACACGCACACCCTGAACACTTTATTGGTGTTAAGGTATTAGACATTGGCTCACTTGATATCAATGGCAACAACCGTTACTTGTTCGAGCAATGTGATTATACTGGCATCGATATTGGAGATGGCCCGAATGTTGACTTAGTAATTAAAGGGCACTTGCATAGGACAGATATTGATAACAATTACGATGTGGTTATTTCAACTGAATGCTTTGAGCACGATGAATATTGGCAACAAACATTAAAGAATGTAATCAATAACCTACTCAAAGATGGCGGCTTGTTTTTGTTTAGTTGTGCGGCTCCAGGCAGACCCGAACATGGCACAAAGAAAACAAGCCCAAAGGATAGCCCATTCACAACCGACTATTACCGCAACCTATCTGAGGAGGACATTCGCAGCGTGTTGGATTGCGATAAAATATTTTCAAATTATAAATTCAAAACACGCAAAGACTTCCCACAAGATTTGTACTTTTACGGAATAAAAAAATAAACCATGAGCATACTTAACTGTTTAACAAGCTACACCCAAGACATTAGCGGATGCGCTGAGGTATTAGAATTTAGTTCACCCACATTCACAAACGATACTAACTACGTCATTAAGTTTACCTATTCAAATGGATGGGTATTAAAACGAGATGTAACAAGCGGATTATACGATGCAGTCATTGAAATGAACAACAACGGATTCTGGAACATTGGAACGGGCCCCGTAAAAGTTGAAATACTAAATGGCTGCAATGTCGCAACATTTGACATTTGTGGCACCGTTTACTCATCGATTACCCTTAACTTCATAAACATAACTGAAGATGATACTATTGCCATTATTCCTTGTCCTTGTCCTGAATAGCCTCGGTTGTTTAGGTGTTCACTGCCTAACGCGTGACGGTATGTTATTGGAGCAAGCAGCAACCTTAATACGTGATAACATTGGCGAATTTTGGAGCAAACCATTATTTGATTGCCCACCTTGTATGGCTTCGGTTTGGGGTTTAATTGGTTGGTTTTATTTTGAGCCAAACATTGCAATGATACCCTACTTACTTACCCTTTGTGGGCTTAACGCTTTAACATCTAAAATGTTTTATTATGGAGATTGAAGATGCACATAAGTTTCTGCTAAGTTTAGGATACACCTATACCGGTCAAACGTGTGGGTGTGGAGGCAGCGCAAAGAAGCGGACTTACAATAAAACAGATAGTAAAATTATAATTAATCTAAGAACGAAACACTATACACATAACAATGAACTTCCGAAACCTATTCAAGAACTCGCCACCAGTTTATAAATCCGAATTCCCGCTTGAATTTGCGTTCAAGTGCGGAGGCGTTGACTACTTTGAGTTTGTCGATAAAAATAATCTACCTTATGAGCGTGGGTTAGAAGCGTTGACATTCTACCAAGAAATGCAAAACGGAGTCACAAACGATTACATTAAGAATTACAACGCGGCAATGAGCAAGTTGTTAAGTGATCCAAAGAAAATCAACCTTAACGAAATCATTAAATTGCAAATGCGATTCGAGGAACGTTGTAACTTCATTATAAGCAAGGATATTATTTACAAGGTTGCTTCTGTTGCGTTTGTTGATAAAAGTGAGCCATTGACACGCTATGACTTTAAGGCCAACGAAAAGAAGATTAAGAACTGGAAAGAGAATGCGGGCGATAGTTTTTTTTTGTCAATGCCAATAAAGAAATTAGTACCGTTTTTAGCGAAGTCAGGAGACACTTCCCTGACGTATTTGGCGATAGTGGAAAAGGTAGAGCAGATTCAACGGGATATTCTTTCGTTACAGACGTTAGGGATGGAATTGCAAGCAGAGAAAGATTAAAGATTACCGTATTAAAATATTTACCCGCGAATTATCAAATTAATTTACTAAATTTGTGGGATTTCTTTTTCTTTGCCAACGAAGCAAAGAAGCCACAACCTAAACCGCCCAAAAAGTAATGGCAGTTGGAAAACGTAATAATAAAGTTTGTTGCCGACACTTCAGGACTTGAGCCTGCAATAAAGCAACTTGAGTTACTTGGCAAAATTAGCAAAGATGATGCGGCCGCGTTTGCGCAAGTAAACAATGAGCAAAAGGAATTTATCCAAAACTTAAATAAATCCACAACCGAAATGGGCAAATTGTCCAACGAGGTCGATGGGCTTATGGCTGAAATTCAAGCGGGAGTTATGGAGGGATTTGCTGACCATTTAGCTGAGGTAACAAAAGAAACCAAGCAAGCGGGTGGCGGTTTCAAGTCAATGAAAGCCGAACTAAAAGAACTTAAAGCACAAATAGCAAGCGGGTCATTAGGCGAAAAGGAATTGCGAGAGGCCACAAAACGCGCGGCTGAGTTAACCGATACTATTGGCGATGTCAACGATAAGGTTAAGGCATTAGCAAGCGATACAAAGAGAATAGATGCGGTTGTAACTGCGTTTAGAGGTATAGCGGCAGCGGCTTCGGTTGCTGCGGGTGCTGCAACATTGTTTGGAAGTGAGAACGAAAAGTTAACTAAAACATTAGCGCAAGCCCAAGGCGCAATGGCATTGTTGCAAGGTGTCCAAGAATTAGCAAACATAGCCACAACTGAGGGGGCATTGAGAACGTTTCTTTTGGATGGAGCGCAAAAAGCGGCAACAATATCATCAGCAATAATGGGTAGAACTATTGCTGCATCAACAGCGGTTGCAACTGGTGGTTTAAGTTTACTTGTTGCGGGGTTAGCCTACCTAATTATTACTATGGATGATGCGCGTGATAGCGCAACAGACATGAATAAAGCATTAGCAGATGATGCTGGTGTAAGGCAAAAATCTAACGATAAGTTGATAAGCATGATTAAAGATGGCTTGGACAAAGAATTGTTAATGAATAAGCAAGCGCATCAAAGAGAAATAAACGAACTCGATAAGAAATTTCGCGCTAAAACATTATCACAAGAAGCCTATCAAGATGCGGTGCGTATTGAAGATGATTTGTTTTTATCTATTCAACAACAAACGAGAGATAAGTTTGCAAAGCAAGAAGCCGATGCAGCAAAAGCCCATCAAGAAAAGTTAGTGCAAGATAAAAAGATTGCTAACGATAAAGCATTACAAGCGCAACTTAGACAGATACGTGATGAGATAGCAGCAAATGAATTATTGATGCGTGAAACAAACGATTTGGATGCTAAGATGGCTTATTATGCTGCAATAACAAAACTAAAACAAGACCAAGTTAGACTTGATAGTTCATTAACTGCAAATGAAAAAAAATTAGAAATTGCAAACCTTAATGATTCACAACGTGTTTATGAGGAATCATTTAATAAGCGTAGTGAAACCGATATAGAAGCGTTTAATGAAGCCAATGAGGTAAAGTTAGAAGCTAATTTAGATTGGTGGGAAAAATACTTTGAAACTGAGGATGCTTTTTTAGAAGAGCAAGAAAGAAAAAATAAAGAAAGAAGAAAAGAATCAATTAAGGAATACACTGACTTAGCACTTTCTTCAGCGCAAGTTATCTCCGACACCATCTTCACTATTAACCAACAAAATAGAGATGCCGAAACCGCATCGATATTAGAGTCACTTAGCATGCGTAAAGATGCCGAGTTAAGCAATAAAGAGTTAACCGATGCACAACGCTTACAGATTGAGGAAAGATACGCACAACAAGAAGCCGAAATCAAAACACGCGCGTGGGAGGGACAGAAACAAGCGGCAATAATGCAAGCTATAATCAATGGAGCATTAGCAATTGGTAACATACTTGCAACAGTTCCAGGCGGGCCATTAAGTCCTGCAACCATAGCATCATTATCAGCCGCTGCCATAGCAACGGGCGCACAAATTGCAGTCATTGAAAGCGCACAACCGCCAAAGTTTGAAAAGGGCGGTGTTGTTGGCGGTCAATTGCATTCAAGTGGAGGCACATTGATAGAGGCTGAGCGAGGTGAATACGTTGTAAACCGACATGCAACTGCCGAATATTTGCCCGTATTAAAAGCCATCAATGAGGGAGAGCCAACATTTGCAAACAATATATTAGCATCATTAGCCAACGGAACATTCGACCTTGCGGCACAATTTCAAACCAAACAAAGTGCAAGTAGTCATGGAATTAACTACGATAAGTTAGACCGAATTATGGCAAAGCACAAATCGAATCTTAATGTCAATATTGATGAGCAAGGGTTAACAACTTTTTTGCTTAAAGAAAATAGCCGCGTTGAATTTCGTAACAAAAAAATGAGATATAGAGCATGAATTGGAAGTTCACATTAATAGACAGTTCAAGTGTTTCAACCGTTGTTGAATCGCCAGTAGGGTGGAATGGCATCGGTGGAAACCTAACGCGAAACATCATACACCATGGCATCAATATAAACATCTCAACCGATTCATTTGAGTGGGTAGGCGAGGCTTACGATTTGCTTTATGCTGAATACTTAACCAATGGCGCCAACGGTCAATACCAAGTGCAAATTGATTACGAATGTGCCGAGGGCGATGGCTATACAAACTACTTTATTGGTGCATTTGACTTCAATACATTTGAGCGACAATGCTCGGATTATTGCTTTATTAAAATTAGCGTTACCGCATCAAAGTGCACCGATGTGTTTATGAGTAGAATGGGGCAAGATGTGGACATTGAAGCAACAACTAACTTTGATGGGCAAGCGATTACACCACCATTGTTGAGGGTATTAAACATTGAGGGGCAAGATATATTGTTGCAGAATAAAGCAAACAATAAAGATGGTGCGAATTGGAGTGGACATCACGATGATCCTATTGGTCTATCACCTGATGAAAGATTTTACTACTTTCCAGTTTATTTGCCAAAAAATCCTATAATCGAGTTTAAAAATAGTAACATTTCAAATGTATCTCCATCACTTGTTTTTATTAACAATGCACAATCTAATATAATAATTTGGCCAATGACATCCATTCAATTTGCAGGTTATAAAAAATTACGATTTTATAAGCCAGTTGAATCGGAAAATATTATTAATACAATAGATGTTACATGGCGATGCAAAGGCACAATGACAATAACTTGCAGTTATGACGCAAACTTTGCAATTTTTATTTTTGCAGAAAAAGCATCAGACACTGTATTTTTAACATCTTTAGGAAGTACAACGATTGCTACTGGCTCATTAACTGCATCTACACCTTTAGTTATATCTTTTGATGAATCATTTTCAGGAAGTGTTACAAATCCAGAGGGTGACTTGGAGCAAATAAGTTATTATTTTAATATAGATATTGTAAAATTAACAACAACTGGCGGAGTTGATACATTTGATGTAAGTGTTGATTATGATGCAGGTGGTGTTAACTATTTCAATATGGAAGCGAATAGCATTAGCCCGGCATCAGTTGCCACATCAGTTTATTTGCCTGAGTTGTTAAAGTTTCTCCCATCGGCATACATGGACACAGATTGCCCATCGTTAGTAATGGAAGATGAATTGAATCAATGTTTAGATTTTTATCAAATAACTAAGGGCTCATTTTTACGTGATGTAACTCAGCCAAGTGTTCCAAAATTATTTGTATCATACGAGTATTTATTTGAGCAATGCCGAAAAATATTCAACATCGGTTGGGGGTTTGACAACAACGAAACTGAATTAAAGATTGCAAGCATTGATTATTTTTATAAGTCAACAATAGTTTTCGATGTTGGGTTGGTTGACAAAGCTATATTCACAACTGCCCAAGATTTGATTTATGGCACGATTAACGTGGGCTATGACAAATGGGAAGCCGAAGAGTATAACGGACTTGATGAGATGAATACAGAGCGACAATATCGCAGAAACATAGACTCAAATCCAAGCGAGTTAGACCTAATGTCTGACCTTATAAGCGCAGGATATACGATTGAAGTAACACGTAGAAAAAACCAAACCGAAACGGGCACAAGTGATTGGCGTTATGATGATGACTTGTTTATTGTTAATGCAGTTGTTGAGGGTGGTAATTTATATGCTTACCGCGGCACAACAGATGCCGCTAATATGTACTCACCATCAACAAGAATGAATTTAAGGATTACACCTTTAAGAAACTTGATGCGATGGTTTAAATCAATATGTGCACCAACGCCATTGATTACGAATGAGTCATTAATATTCACAAGCGGAACTGGAAACTATATTGCCGAGTCACGATTTGCAGACCAGTGCTTTGTTGAAACGGGAGTTGTTGCCGAAAATCAAACAGTAATAAGCACCGATGTAGCTGACCCAACACCAATTTGGAAGACAGAATACGTGACCTTTACCGCACCGTTTTCAATGGCAGACTTTGAAGATGTTAAAGTAAATCCTTATGGTGCGATTCGATTCAGATGCTCAGACACTTACTACATTGGTAACATTGTTGAAATCAATCACGATCCAAACGAGGGATTAGCAGAATTTAAACTTTTAATAAGAAGATAATGGCAGCGATATTAAACATACCTAATAGCTTTGTAACATTTTACAACCTGGCAAATGACTTAGGCATACCCGAGTATGTAACTGATACCGAATGCGGAATTCAAAAAGATTTTTGCTTACCTATTTATGATGTTGGCGATGTGGCTTTTCAAACGCAAATAGTATCAAGTGAAGTAATAAGTAGCGTGACAGTTTATAAAGTGCCGACAAGTGGCACTGGTATAATTTTGAACGATGTAATAACAAGCATTGTAACTAATGGAACACAAAGCGGAGTGCCGATTTACAATATTTATTTTTCTTTTGTGTTATCTAATTTACTTGATAATACTTTTGATGGAGATTGTTTTCAGTTAGCGTTTGCTTGTGGTGTTTCTGAGCCAAGTTTTTTTATATCTAATCAATGCTTTAAAAAGGTTAATGATAAATGCTTAACCACTAAACTTGCATACACAAACACATCAAACGCATTTGGTTTTTATTATAGGACTGCGGTTGTTGTTATTAACCCACCTCCTGCACCACCATTGCTTATACCTACAACTAACTATATCCGCTTACCATTATACTTCAAAGAGCCAAACATTAGCAGCGACAAAACTGTTTACGTTAGACCTGATGGAAGCCGCCAATTATTGTCGGCACGATTGGCAAAGCGTTATAAAGGTTATGTCGATGAAGTGCCAGAGGAAGTGCATCAAAACTTAGTAATTGCATTGAATCACGATGGCATTTACTTTACACCCGAAAACTTTACAACTCAAATACAAGCACGATTTGAGGATGAGTATAACAATAATTATCCCGAAATAATGCAGAACGTAAACATTTGGAGCTCAGATTTTACTATCTTTGAAACGCCATTTAACAACTTTAATTCTAACTGCGAATGACAACTGGAATACTATTAATTGGAATAGGTCATAAAAACTATGGGTGCATGGCTGCAAACCTTGCGATGTCATTACGTGCCAACGGTTGTCACTTGCCTATAACATTAGTAACGCAAGCCGACACCATAACGCGTTTAGATGATGACTATAAAGCGTTGTTTACCGAGATAAAAGAAATACCACCACATTGCTACACACTTGCCGATAACGAAACGTGTTACATTAAAGCAAAGGCGCACATGGATGAACTCACACCGTATGACTATACGTTGTTTATTGATGCCGATGTGATAATGATTAACAACCATTCCATTAATGCAGAGATTGAGAAATTAAAAGGTATTGATTTCGCGGTAAAAAATAGCGGTTTCACTACCTATGATAGTGATAAGATTACACCCGATGCAAAGCAATGGGCTAACTTGTTAGAAGTTAAAGAGGCGTTTGGATTTACAAATGAAAAGATTTGGAACGTACATAGTGAATTTATTTGGTGGAAAAAAGGCCATCCATTATTTGCAAAGTGGGTAGAAAACTTTGAAAACATACGTGTAAAAAACATTGAGTTTGCGGGTTGCATACCCGATGAGCTACCGTTATGGATAGCAATGTGCCAATTAGGTGTTGACTGCCATCAAGAGATGTATCATCCTACTTTTTGGCCAATGGATTCAACTAAAACAATGCGATTAAAGGATTTAACAGATGATTATTGTGGTGTATCTATTGGAGGTAACAGAATAAGTGAAGTGCAATTAACAATCTATAACAACCTTGTGCAAATTCATGCATTAAGAATGAATATGCGATATAAATTTTTACAACAGCCTAAAAGAAGATGGGCTCCAGAACGCCATACTTATTAAATGGAAACCGAAAACAAATACATTATTATTGATGCCGATATCGTTGCAGATGTGGCGCGTAATCCACATATCGAAGATGAAGAGTATGTTAACTTCCAGTACTATTCCGATGGAGAATATCCGCGTAAATTAATTGATGAGGTAAGACCTAACGAACACATTATCGTTAAGGAATATCGCAAGAAAACTTATGAGGCGGTGTTTAGCGAGGTTTATGATCGTGTGTTAAATGCACTTAATAAAATACAACGTGCTGATGGATTCTTTTTAAAGTTTCCAGACACGCAATATCCACGAATAGCAAAAGATGAGGACTTAAAAACATACCTTACTAAAAACTTTACCGCTTCCAAATCATTAATTAATTGGGCCTTTCAAGTTGGGTTAAAACAATATACAATCGATGCTAACGGTGTTATTATTGTTTGGGCGGAACAAGCTGAACCAACTGAATATAAGAAGCCGAAACCTTACGTAATCAATTCAAGCAGTATTGTTTACCATTACGAGGGCAATTCGATTGTCTATAAAGATGATGACAATGGCAATGTATATTATTCGATTGATAAGATTAGTTGGTCCAAGTGGCGCAAGAAAAAGAAAGGAAACGGATTTGATTTAGTTGAGGAAACATTCCATGGCTTAGGTGTATTCCCTGGCTTTACAATTGGTGGTGTAGTTGAAGAGGAAGAGGAACTTGGCCGCGAATATCAAAGTAGATTAAAGGCAATGTTACCATGGCTTAACGTGGCAACGGTTGAGTTTAGTGATTTGCGTGCTGAGATTACGCAGCACATACATTCAACGGTTTGGATTTACCAAGATGAGCAATGTAAATCATGCAACGGTCAAGGCTTTACCTTTACCAAAGAGCAAGAGCGTGTGCCATGTACGAATAGCAAGTGTAAGGATGGGCAGATACCGACATCACCTTACGAAACTATACGTGTAAGGCCTGCAAAAACAACGATGGGGGAAGTGCCTGCACCGACTCCACCGATGGGCTATATTCAAAAACAAACCGAGATTGCAGAGTTGCAGGACAAACGCATAAACGAAATGCGTTATCGTTCGTTAGCTGCCATCAATATGCAGTTTTTAGAGGCACAACCAGCGGCTCAAAGTGGTGTTGCAAAGGCATACGATAGAGATGAAACTAACAACACATTTTATGGTGTTGCAGTTGACTTAGGAACGATAATGACTAACATTGCGGAGTTATGTGCGATGTGGAGATATAAAGAGATATACGATGTGGCAACCATTAAGTCAATGGTGCCCGTTTGCGTTGTGCCAAATCAGTTTGACATCTTAGGCAGTCAACTAATACTTGAGGAGATTAAAGCGGCTAAGGATAGCGGTCTAAACGATGCGGTGTTAAGTGCGCAAGAGTTGGAATATATCGTTAAGCGTTTCCCGAATGACATTGCAATGCAAGATATGTTACGTGATGCATTCAACCTTGACCCTGCGAGTGGTAAAACGCAAGAGGAGAAAGCGTTGTTGGTTAGCAATAAGATGATGTCCAAAACAGATGCAGTTATAAGCACATACATTCAAGATTTCGTGCAACGTGCATACGCTGAGAATCCTGAATTCAACCGCTTAGATAAGTCAAGGCAGCAAGCGGTATTGAATGCATTTGCAGTTGAGAAGTTAAGAGAAATAAACACTAAGGATATATTGTTTAATCAGATATTTAATATAAACGAAACCGAAACTTTAAGTAGTGGTAAATCTCCTGCGGATTTAAAATACACAGTAGGTGGTTTAACTGGTATTATTGAAATCGTTAAAGCGGTAAGTAGTGGTGTTTACGATTTGGAGGCAGCTATTCAAATGGTTATGGATAGATTCGGATTAACTTATGAGCAAGCAAGAGCTCAATTAGGTACACCTCAAATCATAACATCGGAGGCGCAGTTAGATAAGATAACTCAGTTGACTTAATGGCTGTTGGAAGTAAAGAAATACAAGCAACATTAAACGCCATTGACAGTGGTTTAATTACTTGGAATGAGGCAATGCCGAAAATCCAAGAGCAAATTTATCGTAGGCTATTACAATTCCAACGTGAGTTAGGTATTCAAGGCGATACGATAACGAATTCAGTTAAGAACATTAAACTGTTATCCAGTCTTAAGAGTGATTTGGAAACAATCATTCTTGATGACTCGGATTATGGCGAAAGTGTAACTAAATTTGCAAAACTTTATGATAAGGTAAACGCGCTTAATTTTTCTTACTACAAAGCACTTGAAAAGAAATTCAAACCGCCCAAAGTAGTTGAAGCAATCAGGCAACAATCAATATCAGTTACCTTGGAGGGATTAACTGAATCGGGATTGAATCAAAACCTCATAACACCGGTGCGCGAAATGATAAACACCTATGTGACTACGGGTGGAAGTTATTCGCAACTATCTAAGGAGTTAAACAACTACATTAACGGAACACCAACGATTGATGGTGCACTTGTTAAGTACACAAAACAGATTGCAACCGATTCAATCAATCAATACAACGCAACCGTTAACCAAGCTATAAGCGCGGATTTAGGGTGGGATTGGTTTCGATATGTCGGCAGCAATATAAAGACAACACGAACGTTTTGTAAGGCATTAACGCAAAAGCAATACTATCACAGAAGCGAACTACCAAAGATTATCAAAGGTAACTTTGCTGAATTCAAAGAAATGAAAGGAGAAATCTATGAGCGTACTGGATTACCGCAAGGAATGATTGAGGACACTAACCCAAGTAACTTCCAAACTTATCGAGGCGGTTATAACTGCGGGCACCAAGCATATCCGATACCCGCATCGCTTGTGCCTAAGAATATAATTGCTACATTTGCAAATAAATAATTAAACCCAATAATAAAATGGAAACAAATCCGACACTATTTAAATTATTAAAGATTACAAACGTGCGAAATGAAGTTAATTACTTTCCTCTTAACCGCACTAACAAACAATTTCACGAAACTTATAAGCGTTCTTTGAGCAATGAAAAACGCGAGAAGTACAAAGTTGAGGAAGTTGAATTGACAACCGAGCAAGCGGCAGAGTTAGGTGTTGCAGAAGCACACGCTATTCTTTACCCACCGACACGCAAAGGGCAACCGAATGCAACAAGCAACAACATTATGGAGATGCTTATTGCGCAAAATGCTAAGTTAATGGAGATGTTAGAATCTAAAAACGAAACCACTAAACCAAAGAAATAATGGCAAAGCAAACTAAACCTAAAGGCGGCTGCAAAGGATGTGGTGGCTCACGTTAATTATAATTTAAAACATAAACAAAATGGCAATATTAGCTGATACAATTAAAAAATTACTTACTAAAGCGGGTTTTGACCTTAACTCTGAAACATATAGACAACTTATAGGCATCAAAGAACTTGTTGCTGAAATACCTGATGAGGTGGACCAATCATTGACAACTCTTATGAGTGCTAATGAGGCCAAGAATAACATCGACATTAAGAAACATTTTAAAGCCGAGGCACTTGATCCGTTTAACAATAAAGTTTCAACGTGGTTAAAGGACAACGGTGCTGATGATGACACTATCAAACTGATTACTGATGACCCTAACACCTATAACAAAGTTGAGGTTGCAATTAAGAAGATTGCTGAATTGAAATCAAAGCAAGTTGATGGCAAAGGCGATAAGGCAGAACTTGAACGTAAGATTAACGAACTAAGCGCACAACTATCAAAGGCTGCAACGGATGCCGCAAACGAAAAGCAAAGTGCTATTGATGCGATTGTTGCTAAGTATGATGGCGAGTTTACAGAGATGGAGATTAATCGCATCATTTCATCTAAAAAGTTGCCCGGGCAGTTTGGTTTGGATGTTGAAAGTAAGATTGCGCGTGAGTTTTTGAATAAGAAACTTGCCGAGAAAAGTGCTGCCATAAAAAAAATTGATGGAAAATTAAAATTAGTTGCAAAAGATGATGATAAAATGCTTATCTTTGACAACGGAAAGGAACTCGACCTTGACACTCTCACAGATATGGCCTTGGCCGACAATAAGTTTTTGAAAGTATCTGACAACGGAGGCGGTATGCCACCTAAGTCGCCACAGAGCCCACAAAGCTCATCTAAACCATCTGCCGCGGCAGCCAACGCTTTAAGCGACTTAGAAATCGCATTGCAAGGTTTCGGGCAGAAATA